AGCGACACCTGCTTGTCTCCAAAGATATACTGACTCACCTGCCAAGACATCAATCTGCAGCCCTTTCTTCCAATCCTCTCCGGGTGATGCCTGCCAATTAATTAAAGTATCATTCCATTGCCATTGGGTTGCCGACCCATCAAAGAACGACCACCCTGTCTTCATATTATATATGTCAATGACAACGCCTTCTTTCTTCATGGCGGCTAATGGTTGCTTTTCTCCATTATCATTCACATAAAAAGATGCAGGAGGTACTGCTCCGTCTTGTGTTCCTCTGGCAGTCCACGATAGAAAACCATCGATGGTGCTACCACTTTCTTTATCATTAAAATTTATCTCAAAATCAGTCATTTGTTACTCCTTGTGTTACTAATCTGATGACATTATTGTCGGTTACTTTTTGGTTTTGCGGCTCTAATAAATACTCAAGAGCATAGATCATATCCGCGATTTCCACACGAGTTGTGGACGTTTTATTAGCCACTTGGAATATCCAATCGACTAAATCTCTCGATGTTTTAAGTGTGTCTAGGTCTATATAGTATCGTGTACGTGTATTCTGCAAAGTATTATTAGCAGATTTGTGATACCAATTACCCCATTTGTTTTTCTTTTTGACTTTTCTTTTAAGTATCTTTACATCTGTATCGATAAACTCCATAACTACTCCTTTCTATTATAAAAGTTTTTTAAATGATCCTCACCAAACCAATAAAAGTCTTGACTACCAATTGGTATTGACTTCCTTGCTTGGTCAGGGGTAAATGTGTGACAGAAATTATCAAGTTGTTTGATAAGCCCCTTCGCACCTTCCATTATGCTGACCTCGTCTCCGTCTTCTAAAAAACTTGCGTTCCGGGGTGTCACATAAAGAAATCTCACTTCATGGTTGTTCATTGCCGTCTTATAAAATGCTCTTTGCAACTGATGTTCTTCTGACATATATTGTGGCATCTGATGGGTCGTTTTTAGATCAATGACTTGTCCGTTTGGAAAGACTAAGTCTAAGTAACCTGTGGCAGCAATACTCCAATCATCGCCTTCAATATTATACCCTATCTTCTTTTGTTGACCTTCATCAAACTCTGGGACACCAAAATCAACGAGTGCATCGCAACTCATCTCAATCATAGGCGCTAATGATTTCATTTCTTTTTCAATCTTTGCCTTGCCTTTTTCAGATATGAATGCTTGGCTAAAATCTGGGTACTTGTTCTCTAATTTTTTTTTGGCTTTGTCAGTCGCCTTTTTAATTGACAATTTATTTGTCAATACTTCGACAACAGCATCTTCCACAAAGATACCACGAAACATAGCAGCCGAGGGTTGTTGTTTCTTACCAAACCCATAACGACAGATAAACATACTTGGACTGTTTCTAAATAGACTTAACTTTGATGGACTGACGTTAGGATAAAACCCTTTATTCAGCTTTACCCACTTGGCTATCCCTGGTAAGTTCTTCATAAGACCTCCTCTTTTGTTTCTTTTGTTGTTGCCGTACGGCAATGGTTTCATCGTAGTAAAATGAATTGATTGATACTTGGTAGTCCGTTGCTTTGATAATTCTCATCATCACTTTATAACTTGGGATTACCCTCTCCTCATCATTGTAAGGTACACTATATCGGTACACCATTGCCCTTGTAACATTTATCTTCTTGGCAAAATCTTGTGCAGATATTTCATTTTGCTCTAAATAATCTTTTAGGTTCATATATCCAATCCTAAGTTAATTTTACTATTCATACGTTTCTGTACGACTTTTTCATTGTTAAAGTTTGTGTATATATCATCTGTTACTTTTGATCCGACTTTATGTCCCACCATCAACTGTAGTCTTTCGTGGTGTGCTTTGGTATAATCGTCTCCGAATGACTCTCTGTAAGAACACACATAGTGCCTGCGAAATGCTTGGAAGGTATATCCTTGTGGATTACGTTCATATAGAAATGGATATTCTGCATGGTCTTTATACTTATCATAAGCATCTTCCCACATCTTTTTATATCTCTTACGTAAACCACCCAGACTAAATTGTCTTCCATTACCTTTTGTAATCACATGATCCCAAGGTCGGTCTTCCGTTGATTTGTTAGGACTAAATAGTTTTTCTTCAGTTAGGCCTAATTCTGCTTTCAATTCTAATATCTTGTCAACGTAGTTGGATTTTATATCCATCAATCTATATTCATCTTTTACAGACTTGCCACCACTATTTTCTTTGGAGTTCTTTATTCTCATATATCCCTCTTTAGGGTTCTTTAAGTTCATGTCTTCCCACTTCATACTATGAACTTCATTGATACGACCACCCGTAATTGAGCATAGAAGTATCAACAGTTTGTCTTGTGGGGTTTTGGCAACATGATATAACCTCGTGATCGTATGATGTTCTGACGGCACATCTTCGTGAGACTCAAAGAAATACTTTGGCTTTTTCTCTGACTGTGGCACAGGCTTATTCCTAATAGATTTGAATATATTATGTTTTATGTTGCCAATGTCATGCCTAATCATATGGTCGGTGACTTGTTGCATCTTCTGGCGTACACGATTTGATTTATCAACAGAGTAATCTTTGGCTATCTGTAATAATGTTGACTCAATAATCGTGTATTTAGCATTCACAAAGTCATCATTTTTAAAGTATTTACTTGCAACTTTTAATACTGATTTATCCGATATATATGTCAGTAAATCAGCATTGTCTTTCCTATAAGCAAGATAGTTCTCAATATAGTTTACCATTTTATTCCCTTTCAATATGACTCAGTATATGTTTAATGACTTCGATTGTCCAACCATTCCCAATCATCTTGTATCGTTGGGTATTGGACACACCATCTGTATAATTATCTGGTAGTGTTTGCAGACGTTCACATTCCATTGGTGTCAGCTTACGATAATGTATGCCCACAACTACATGGTTGTTATCTTCTGATGTTATCTCTTTAAGTATATGTTGTTTTGTTAATTTTGGTGTCAATGAGTTTGATTTATCGTCCTCTCTTTCAACTAAATGTCTCATTTCTCGTGGAGACCAATCGACACCTGTTTTTTTCTTATGCTCTTTGCGTATTCTGTTAGCCTCATCACTTCTAACTTCTGTCATTGGTATTGTTTTTATACGTGATCCAACTGCAACAGACACATTGGGTATTGATGATCCTGCACCTGTTAGAGTATTTGATGGTTTTTCAGCTTTTCTAACTCTATCTTGTTGTTGATTGGGATATGCACCTTCTCTGTTCATTTGATAATATTTATCAGTTTCCGTTATAGACACTTTGGGTTGTGTGTTCCCACCTTGCATACTTGTAAGTGTAGGACTTTTACCTTCTCCACTATACACTCTTTTAATCATGTCATGCCCATTTATGTCAGTAGCCGTTGCTACTTGCTTGGGTTTTTTAACATAACCTTCTATATGACCTTTATACATAGATGCAAGTAGTGTTGCAGATTTTTGTTCTGTTGTACGTACACTTTCTATTCTAGGCTTTCCATTATGATTCATTTCTAACCATTTTGGCATAGCATCATCTTTGATATATCCATTTGCATATCCATGTGTTCCTGCAGTAATGGTAGGTGATGGTTTATTTGTTTGATGTATTGTATTTGCTTGGCTACGATATGATGGGTTTAATTGGTCTCCACCATCGTGAGCTTTTTGTAATTGCTTTCCTGCATAATATTTAAACTCAACGAAGTCATCTAATATATCACCCAGAACAAGACCTCTGTCTTCTGGTTGCTCTACGTTTGGTATGTTTGTCCAATATAATCTGACACGATTTTGTGCCGACACTAATGCACTATTTATCATTATAGGCTCAACACCCATGTGTGCTGTTATGACATCTTGATATTCTTTCTTCATACGTACGTTTTCAAGTAGAAAATATTGAGGTTTAACTTCTTTTAATACACGTAAAAACTCAAAGAATAATGCACTTCTTGGATCATCAAAATTCAGTTGCTTACCTGCAAAACTAAATCCTTGGCATGGACTACCACCCATCAACAAGTCAATCTCTGGCAAATCCTTACCTTTGATTGTTCTGACATCACCGAGTTGTATTGTGTTTGGAAAATTTTTCTGTGCGATACTGATTGCATATTTATCAATCTCACTCGCATAATATTCATCGACAGGTATGCCTAGTTCATGCAACGCAATTTGCCCGCATGACATACCATCAAATAGACTTAATACTTTCATTTCTGACTCCCTTGTGTATTTAATATATACATCTAATCATAATTAATAAATAATAACAAGATTTTTTATTGTAATCTGTGATAATTTTCTGTAAAATTATAAAAACAATATTAGAGGGGGATAATCCATGACAAATTCAAGGGCGATAGGTTCGAGTTTTGAACTCAAGATCGCAAGAATGCTTTACGATGAACTAAACATATCTTTTAAAAGAGACTTAGAACAATATCGTGAGACAAATCATGGTGATTTAATTTGTTATGAAGTTGATTTTCCATTTGTGATTGAGTGTAAAAGAAGAAAGGTTGGTACAACTTTTTCAATGGATTGGTGGGAACAAGTTATTGCAGCATCAAAAGTATGTAATAAATTACCTGTGCTGATTTACCAATTAAATCGTTCACCAATACGATGTGTTGTTGATCTTAATATGATTATAGAAACATTTGGAGGGGAAAAATTGGGCCATGTCAATTTAGTGGAAATACCACTTGAAACATTTTGTACAATATGTAGGGAGAAGTTACATGAAGAATAGAGGATTTATAAAGCCGTTAATATATTTAGGTTGCCCATATTCACTTGATGGTCAAGCAACCGAAAAGCAAATGGAAAGACGCCATGCACAAGTAACTCGATGTGCAAATGTGCTATTTAGAATTGGTTTGAATGTGTATTCGCCAATTACTATGCATCACCAAATACAACAGCATAAGAAGATTAAGATGACTACCAGGGATTGGCTGCAGTTAGACTACGAATATTTAAGGCATAGCGAAATGCTATATGTTTTGAAGTTAGATGGGTGGGACAATTCTCTTGGGCTTGTCTCAGAAATAGAGTTTGCCCAAGAGTTGGATATACCGATTGTTTATATTGATCCTAATAAAGAAATATTAGGTTAGTATTAGCACAGCAATAATGAAGGCTATTAAAATTAAACCTTTTTTGTTGATTTTTTTTGTTCCACAACCACAAGTTTGGTTAAGAAAAAAATTGCCAATTTTAGAATAAAAGTTTTTAATTTTTGTTAGATATTTCATTTTTTCTCCTATTAAAATAAACCAAATCCCCTATTGAGTCCACCAAGCAGTCCTGAGAAGACAGTTGGAATTGTGTTCACTCCGGGAGGAAGATTAGATGTGCCTGGCATTACATCACCATACGACAATCCGTCAAATCTTTGAGGATTGTTACGGGTGCTATCCAAAAATGAACCACCTCCGTTAGCAAATCTTCCTGTCGGAGCAAAGTTTCCATAAGTAGGGTTTAGTATAGTATTTAAATTTTCTTGATTAATAGATGCGACTCCACTCATATCTCTAGCACCGTCTACATTCATAAAAATTCCAGGTACGCCACCTGGTGGCATGTCGAATGATGGGTTGCCATAGATTCTCTTTAATTCCTCTTGACTCATTCCTCCGTCTCCGTAAATATTAAATCCGAAGGTTGGCTCTGCGCCATTTTTAATGGTATTATTATCATTATATTTCAACCAATTCATGTCGGTTTCCGTTGGCAATATACCAACACCATATTTATCACGAGGCAGAATGTATTCATTAGGATTATAGTAATCATTCATCGGAAGTAAATCTGTAAGAGGTGGATAATATAGATCAATGTTTTGTTGTGTGAATGCATCTGTACTTGGGCCTACTCCATTTACATTTCCCGATAACTCTCCATACCTTTTATAAAAATCTGGATTACTGTCTACGATCCCACGAGTTCGATCAGAACCTAATGATGGTTGACTTGCAAAACCACCTGTGTTGAGACGTAATAAATCAAGCAACCCCATTGCTGGTCTCCTTGAATTTGGTACAAAACCACCTGTGTTGAGACGTAATTGATTCATAAAGTTGTCGTTAGTTTGTGTGGACGTTCTTGAATCTGGCTTTCTCTCTCCATATCTTGGTGTCATAAGATTGTTATTTATAATAGGCGTACGATCTATAATTGGAGAAGTATCTCCAGGATCATATTTAGGATAGTTCCTGGAAGTATCGTCTCTGGGGCGAGGACTTTGCGGGAAACCACCTGTGTTGAGACGTAATTGATTCATAAAGTTGTCGTTAGTTTGTGTAGACGTCCTTGAGTCTACTGAAGGGCCAAACCTTTTAAATCGCGGCTCTTGTGACACACGACCACCTGATTGCACACCTGCAATTTGCCTCTCTATATTTCGGCGGCGTTGTTGCATTTCATTTTCGTTTAGTTTACCGCCTTTACTAAAGACTAAAGATGATCTTTGTTTTTCTCTTAATTTTGCTATTCTTTGTTTATCACTTCTTGATAGTGCCATGCTCTACTCCTATTGTAGCGGGTTTGAGTTTTTAATATTTAATTCTTCCATTTGCAGTTTTAGTAATTCCATCTCAGTATCTAATACCGCTATATCAGTTTTTGTTTGCGCGATTGACTCGTTCATTGTGCCAATCTCTGTGTTTTTTTCACGTAACTTATCGCTAATCTTTTTTGATAAAGCCTCTTTATGTAATTCCATTTTTTCGTAG